AAGGGATTTCTTTGTGTATTTAGTTAGAAAAGTCCATACATTACCAGACTCCCCTGTAGAAAAATCCTTATATATCAAATCTCCCCTTAAGTAAAAGAAAGAGAAAGAGGGCTTAGAATCTTCCCGTAAAGGTGAATGGATAAGACAGGGGACACTATCTATATCTATATAGGATTTCAGTATAGATTCTTCATCATAAATACTTAAAATCTTTTCCCTTTCTTTAGGGTCTGCTAATGTATGAACTTCTCCGATAATCATTTAGAAAGGCAGGTCGTCTGCATTAATAGTTGGTGCTGTAGGTGCAGGAGTG